GGATATCTACTCGTTCACCATGAGCAATCTTTACTGTTCTGATTGGTTCACCTGGATAGAATCGATAGCTAAAATCTAGCCAGCCACCCTGTGCATCAACGAATTCGAAAATCCCATTGATGAGTTTTTCTCCGTCTTTTTGCAGTTTTTTGATCTTTTCTGCTGCTTTAGCTTTCTGCTCTGTGGTCAATGTGCAGATCGATCTAGCTCTTACTTCTTGAATTTGCATAGTTTCTCCTTTTTTAAACAAAAAAGGGGGAAAAATCCCCCTTTCGCTTACGCATTACTTAAATTACCGTAGTCAGCTCTCCATGCAGTCCATTGCATAGTGGCACTGTTAGCACCAACTACACTTGAACCGATGTACATGTAATACTGATTTCGATTGTCAAACGCATCTTGGAGGTTAGTTCCAGGAGGCGATTGTGGTACTGTAGATGAACCATTGAAAGGAACGACTCCAGATCCTGCTGGGAAGCAGAAAGGAGGAGAAGCTGCCCCTAATGTTTTAGCTGACAGAGGATATACAAAGGCTGGGAAGCCAGTAGTATCCAAATCCAAAGTAATAGAGGATTCTGTTGCAGTATTGGTAACTACTAGAACTCTAGGCGCACCACCTGGCAAGCTTGTTCGGAAAGACATGTTGATCATTCCATAAGTGACTGGGATGTTGAAATCCACAATCTCCCCTGGAGTGAAGCTATTAGGTCTTGCGAAATAAACTTTTGCTTGTGTGGCTTGACTGATATACATTACCTGCAATTCTTTAGGATAGAATTGACCTGGGATGTATTTCAGAACTGATGCTGTGGTTCCATCAGCATGGAAGCTAACACCTGCTGTTACGGCAGTAGTAATATAGCCAAGCGTAATGCTTGTGTCTAAAGTTACTGCAGTAATTTGAGCAGTGATTCCACCAGCTTCTAGCATTCCTACTGGGTTAATGAGTCTTACCGTATCGCCCACTTGCAAATTCTGCGTGTGCGTATCTGACATAGACACCACCCAAGTGGTATGGTTTATGGCAGTGACCGTAGAATTAACAGAGTAAGTAGGAGGATTGGAAGGATCAATGAATGTGAATCCATTGGTTGTTCCTGTCGTCCCATAAGTATAGTTTGATCCTGCAGCAGCAGAAATCAATCCTAACCCTCGATATGATCCGGCAGCCATTGTATTTGGATAAATCCAAGATTCCATAGCTGCAACTGCGGTAGATGCTGCTCCCCAATTGGTGACATCCCTAACCATGAAATAGTCGGGTTTATCACTAAGGGCAACAGTGGTTGGTAATGCGGAAGCGGCATTAACGTAGCTTCCTGAACCGATAAATGAATATGGCAACATAGAGTTCTCCTTATATTCCCGTTGATCTTAGATTTTGGATCCACAGATCGTTCGTGATGCACTGTCCTTGGTAGAACGAGCATCCCGCTGTGTGACGGAGCATGCAAGGATCGTTGTTGTAGCCAGGAGGTAAGTAAATGAATCGAGACTTACCGCCAGCTTGCCATACCACTTTGTACGCCTCTTTAGCAGAGACAAAGCAGTTAGCTATGTCATTGCCAAGAAGAGATGCGCTAGGGGAAACAGAACCTTGTTCAGATACGAAGAAGCGCGTATTATTTACGCCCCCCCATTCCGTTGACAAAGTTTTATCTATACGGGAGTACTGAAATTTCCTTACGAAATTTTGAATGTTATTCAAAACAGGGATCATACGAGTTGTAAGCATACAACCGTAGGAATCGCCCACTGGAGATGTACCGAATTTCAAATCGGCTTCGACAATATTGGTGATATATTCACCGCTATTGTTCTGCAAAACGGTAACAACATCATCGGTATCCGATAATGCCATTTCCGTTGGCAAATCGCCATTTTGTCCCATTTCTGTTACTTTTATGACCAACTATTCGGTATTTCCTTATAGTTGGCGAGGAAGCCTATTGCACTTCCCTCAGCATGTTTCCATACTGTTCAGAGTACCGCATCTTAAGAGAGTCTAATATGTTTCCCATATGAACCTGATGAGTCAGGTAAATAAGGATCTTCTAATGATTTAACTCTTAAGTCTTCTCGCTTACTACGTTCAGGCTGATATTGATCAAAGAACCTATCAATTAATTGGCACATGCTTTCAGAGTCACATCCATACCAATAATCTCCATCGTTTTCGATTAAGAATTTCTTAAGTTCTTCTTTCATAATCTTGCCCCTTGTTGTCGCCGTTCAATCATTTTTGAATAATAGAAGAAGTTGATTTATAAATTCACTTTTACTTATTCCACAAAAAACAATAGCTTTTTGTTTTGTCTCAACTAACCATGTATTTTTGTGAATTTCTTCTATGTTTTCAATTTTCATAATTACGCTGCGAGTTTCAAGTCTATCAGAGAAGATTTAACGTCGGCAGATTTTCGTTTACCGACACAATTTATCACCGAGGCCGAACTTTCGAGTTGGTCTCTGACCAGGGAATCCTGGGTTTCACGTAAAGCTTGTCCAAGTCGAGCCGCTGCGCTATTAAGCACGGGATCTTCGTTGGTGATTGTAACTTGACGTGTAAGAACGATATACGTAGCATATACCCTTACGCGGCAATCGACATCGACACGATTCAATTGCTGAGGAGGGGGGTTATTTTGCGCATCATCGAGTGGTACAGGGAACAGATTTAGACGGTCGTAACGAGACTGTCTATCAATGAACCCTTGGTTATCTGGAAGCTCCACTGGCGTTGCAAAGAGCATGTGAACTAAGTTATGCTCTGGCGTGCTGAGAAGCTTCGCATTGTATCGCTGCTGTATTTGTGGAGGCAGCGTACTAATTGAAACTGACATTTTTGGTTCCTAATGGTTTAGTAACCCATGCCCACCATTTGAGCAGCATTGTACATCTCCCTCTGAAGCTCTTTTTTCACTTCGTCAGTCATCTGGAAAGCTTGAGCGATAGGACGCTTATCAAAAGTCTGAGGACTAGCTACAATTTTTTTGTTTTGTTCTATTTTCTTCTCAGTTTCTGACACTCTCTTAGAGACTGGCTTGTTATAAAGACCTTTAGCCTTGATGTACTCGTAGCTCTGAATTGCAATAGCATAAGGATCTTTGCTAGATGCAATCGTGTTAGCTAGGCGAGGGTTATGTTCTTCTAATGCTGATAAAGTTTCAGAATTAACAACATCTTCGAAGTCAGGGAATTCCTTTTTGAGATCGGACAACAACGAGTGTTGTTCTTTTTGCTGATATCTCTTTTCGAGTTCCTGTACTTGGCGATCAAAATCTTGCTTGAGTTGTTTTAATCCTCTGGCGACTTTCTCACCTGGTACGTATTCCTCTTTAGCAATATCACTCAAAATATCCTCTTGAGGCTGCACAGGATTAGCACTCGGAGCTTGAGACTGCTGGTTTAGTACTCTTGCCATCAGTTCTTCTTGCATCAGGGCTTTTCTTTTCCATTCTTCCTTGGATCGATTAAGTTCCTTCCAATTCCGATCTTGTCGATCTTCCTCGGCTTTCACTTCAGCTTGTTCATTCTGTTCGGTTTCCATCGATGGAGGGTTGACGATTTCCTCTTGGTTAGCGTCTTGTTCGATTTCTGCCATTAAAATTCCTTTGTCATGGCGAGTGACGGTTACGCCTTCACTATTTGAGGCCAGTGGAGCCTTAATCTGGACATTATTGAAGAAAAGTTTTAAATCAAAGAAAATATTTAGTATTAGGATGTCTATGAAATGTGAATGTTGCAAAGAAGAAAGAAAAGATGGAGATTTTATTAAGAAATATGGGGAATGTTACAAGTGCGTATATAGAAGGAAACTAGGAGTATACAAAGAAAGGCCAACTAAAAATCCCTGCAAGGTTTGTGGGAAAATTTGCCCTAAAAATAGATGGTCTTATTGCTGTGAAATATGCTCTGAAGAAGGAGCTAGAGATAGGAAAAGGGAATACTGGACTATCAAATTAAGGAAGATGGAGGCTTAGCTGGTTGTTTTTCTTGATCAAGTGGATAAATTTCTACATCGGATATCGATTCTATTAATAATTGAGAAATTCCACTGAAAAACGAATCTTTTATGTAAAGAG